AAATTAATATTTTACCAGTAACATCAACACTCCCAGGATACCAATTTACTACATTCGTTCCACCTGCTATTAAGGAACCTGTATCTGCACCTGCCCTTCCTATACCTGTATTATTATCTATATCACTTGGACAGAAAGAAGGTGATGTACTTGAAGGTATTCTTGTAGGATATATTGCTGCGTAGTTTGAGTTGGGTCCAAAAATAACAGTTGATCCTCCCATTCTTATTCTTAGGTTACCTCCGTTATATATTCCCAATGAGTCCTCAGCTAATTCATATATACCAGTATCACCATCTCCGAACCAAAGACCATGGGCAGTTGAAAGAGAACCAGTAATATGTAAACTACCTGTTATGTTTTGATCAGCATTGAACTGATTTGTTTTATTTATATATGCAATATAAGGGTCTGATATATAAGAAGCAGTTACTGCATAAGAAGCAGATGTAGTAGTCCCACTACTACCAGGATATCCACCTACTCCTGGACCCTTTGTCACATTGAAATCACCTTGATAAATTCTACCGTTTCTATATTTTTTGGGTATTGAAAAATTATTTACAAATAAATTAGCCATCTAAATCACCCCTCCTCTTTCAATATCAAGTGTATCTTTTTTAACTTCAACTAATGAGTAATCACAACTAAGTCTCGTAGGGTTTATTCTGGCAGCAATTGGTGTGAAAAAACTCTCTGTTAAGTATGTAGGATCTATAATAACCTGTGATATAGACATACTTGGACAATTCAAAGAGAGAGATAATTCTTTACATGATGCAGAATAGTTACTCATAATACTTCTGGATAAAAGTTCTTCTATAGAACCCGTCTCATCCTGTCTTGACCAACTTGTGATATATACATAATTACTTTCTGATGAAATCATCATTGCTGCTTGGTCAAGTGGTGTTCCCTCTACTACACCTGAACAACCATGTTTGAGATGTACTGTCTCCATCGGATTTGTCCAACTTGAGGTAACACTTGTAGTATAGTTTATGTCTCCATCATTTTCTAATAAAGTTCCTTTCTGAACTACATTTATATCTAACTCCTGGAACCAAACATCCCTAATCTTTTCAGAGTAATCAGGTCTCTCTGTAAACTCTTCTTCGTCTTGATATAAAATGGGAGTAAGTCCTTGTATTTTTTCTGATATGTATAAAGATATATAACCAGAAACACCTTCTTCTAATCCAAACAAGGCACCCTCATCGGATGTATTTGGGTGAGGTGAATAGAGACTATCATCACCGTTGGCCGTACAAATGTCTAACCATACATCATTGGAAGATTCATCGAAATCCACTTTTCCATATAAGTAGTTTATCTTATCTTCAAAGAACTCAGAATCCCAATCAACCCAAGTACTACTTGAGTGGAAAGCCTTACCCTCTAAGGACCCTGAAGAAATTCTAATTACTACACCTATCCTAAAAGCGTTTGATGGTTTTGTAGGATTATCTCCTGTTGAGGAATTGAAAGGATCTGTTCTTGTATTAGCCTTCATCTTTCCTTTTATTCTTATGAAGTAGTCGCTATCACCTGTTACCCAAGGTCCTGCATAAAAGGATGCAGATGCTGCTCCATCTATAGTTGCATCTACTTGAGGATTGTTTCCAAAATCTATATTTTCTACAACTAAGTTATACTCAGGTGTGTCTGCATCTTCTTGTTTGGTTCCTATTATTCTGGCCTTAGGATCATTTCCAGCTGCATCATAAAAATACCACTCCGAGTGGGAATCCACATATTGTCTATAATAATCATCATTTCCACTTGTATCATGAACCCAAGACTGAGTTGCTGTATAGTATGTTGCGTCCGTAATATGTGTCTCTATTGGTTCAGCTTTATATTTGGAATATTCTATATCCACTGCTTTATATAATTCTTGTACAGACAAGGTTCCACCTGTTTTATATATCCCTAAATCTTCATGTATAGACACAGGTGATATGGGTAACCAGGACCCTGCATAAACAAAGCTGTTATTGAAATAAGTTGTTGAGGAGGCACCCCTATCACCTCCACCTGCTATATAGTTTATATCATATATTAGAATATAAGTTCCAGATATTTGTACATAAGCTCCATAAGGTCTAAGGATAGCATCTAATACTTCCCTACAAGTCATAGCTCGACCATCCTCGTCATAATAGTTAGCCATATTTACTTGTGTGAGATGGAATAAAGTTTCTGAGGATGCTTTAGGATATTTTGCCAATAAAGTAGATAGACCCACACGAACCTCTGTAATTTGGTCTAATAACCCCCACTTCTGAAATATCAAATAGAGGACGTCCCACTGAGACATATGCCCTGTATATTTACTTCCGCTTATATCTAAGAACTGTATCTTATCTAAATATCCTAATCCGTCTGTTGCTTGTAGATTTACATAATAATTTTCTATTTCTGTATAGGGTTCTTCATATCGTGACCTATCCAGGTATCCAAACCATTTTAATACTCCATCAGAAAAGAATCTAACTCTCCACTCTATTGGATCATTACCCAAGAAACTTGTAAGTTGAAAGTTTGTTTCACTTAACAGATTTATATTAGCACCCGAACCTCTTATGGGATCGAACTTTTCTTTATTTGGATATTCAATAATAAAGGGATCAGGTTGTCCTGACATTGTGGTAGGAGTTGCGTTAAAGGTTTCTTTCTCAAAATCTACTTTTAACTTTTCTTCATTATCACTATACCATTCATGTGTTATATGTGGATACCAAGCCATACATTACCCCATAGTTTTTATTTTTTTGCCGTAGTTTTGTAAAGTTCCAACAAGTTCATCATTTCCTATTCTGAATACAACTTCTTGACCTACACCTCCACCAGTATTTAACATACTAAACATGTTGGCTTGTTGTTTTGAATTTAATATCATCTCACCTGAATTTACCATTGCTGGAACTTTATCTCCACTATAAGATGTTCCTGGGACTATACCACCCATAGCATATCCATCTGGTCCAATATTAGCGGCACCCGTAATAATTCCACCTAATATCATCAACGCAATACCTGCAACTATGGCTGCATAAGGATTAGCGAATGAATTCTTAAAAGCCTCCATTGCAGTTCCATAGGAAGCAATAAGTGCTCCCATTTTAGTTACGAAATTACCAAAAGATGATAATACGGATGAAAAGAATTCTTCCCATTCTCCTGTAACAAGGGCTTCTCCTAACCCTTCAGCAACTGTATTTATCATATCTTGAATACCTGAACTTAGGATATAATTTATATTATCCAGGAACATTTTTGTCTTATCCGCTATCACGTCTAATTGGGAAGCTATGTATTCCATTGCCTCACTCTCTTGTTCTATATTTGGGTTCAATGTATCATAATATTCCTTCATTGCCTCAGCTCTTCGTTCCCATGCATAGAATGTATTCCCTGAATTCACTCCACCACCAAAATCCGGAGGTGGGATAGGACCAAGTTTTCCTCCAGTAGGTGTAGTTGTGCCTGTTCCCTGTGCACCAGCAGCCACTGTTTGATACAACCTTGCCCACTCCAATCCTAAGGACCTGAGTTCCTGGGCTGAGCTAAATGCATCCTTCATTAGTTGTGCATAGAATTGTCTTGATACTCCGTTAACCTCTGTGGTGGCATCTCCTATGGCGTTGTAGGCATCTTGAATTGAATAAATACCTTGTTCGTACATGGACAGGGAAGCTATAAGCTCATTTCTCTGTTTATTTAGCCTTGTTACCTCTTCCTGATCCACAATTGTGTTATATATAGGAGTACCTCCAGATCCATAACCTGCATGTTTTAGGGTTCCAGCGGCAGCTACTTTTATTAACCTATCTATTTCCTGTAAGGCTCTAATTCTATCACCTTCAATTCCAAGTAACTTATCAGCGTTTGTTATCTGTTCCTCCAGAGACTCTACTTGCCTATCTGTTAGATGGTATGTATCCTTCATCTTCTGTCTCACAGCATCCAAGGCCATTGTGTTTCCAATCAATTCATCATTGATAAGTTGTTCTATTAGTAATTGACCTTCCCTTATGATAGCCAATCTCTCAGCATCTGAGATACTTTTATCATCTGCTCGTTTCCTTAACTCCAACAACTTCTGTCTATCTCTCTTTCTTCTAATACTAATGGCTAACAAGGCATCACCCACATCATCCATGCTTCTAGCGTATTCCTCACCTGCTTCTTTTGCATCTCTTAGGTCTCTAATAAGATTACTGAAATCTAATGTGATAAGTTTTTCACGAAATCTTTCAGTTGCTGCTCTCATTCCTGAAACTGTTGTTGCAAACTTATCACCTGATGTTTGGGTGGCATCAATGGTACTTTTAACTGTTTTCAATACAAGTGCTGCTGAACCAATGGCAATACCCACTGCACCCCAACCTGCTTTAAGGGATTTAGTTAATGAAGTATTACCTTTCTTAACCCCTTTGTTAAACCTATCTAACTTCCCTTGAGTCTTTTTTAGGTCCGACTCAAGTTTGTCAGTCTTCAATCTTAGTTCAGCAACTATCTGAGCTTGTGTTTTAGCCATACTTACTCCTTATCCCAAATCTGGGAATAACTCTTTTATATTTTTATTATGTTGCTTCATCTCTTTCTTTGATATAGGTGTTGTTGTTTTATCGTAGTCCCAATCGAAAGGCATAAACTTCTTTAGAGATACATTCTTTTTTAAGTGTGGTAATACAGAGTGGTATGCAATAATACGAGTCATTTCCCACTCCTCTCTATTACTTTCGTAATGACCTTTTGATGCTAAATGATAAGCGTCCATAGACATCTCATCCAGGAAATACTTAGGATCTATTCCAAGCGTTCCAACTGCCGTTTCATAAAACGATGTTATTGGAACTAATTTTCCTTTGTGTTTTTTTTTTCCTTTTTAGGTGTATCATCACTTAAAACTTCAAGGACATCAATATCGTCTAACTTGTCTATAAACTCATCGTATGTCATTTCGAACTTCTTTTTGTCAAATATCATCCCTGCTTTGACACCACAATACAAAAACATAGTAGAATCATTTAGAGTTTTAATATCTCCCACTCCGTTACCTGATATCTTTTCATATTCCAATAGACATCTAAAGTTAGGTCTGAACAAATATTTCTCGCCTTGCAATTCTATTGTCTTACTTTTTACTTCCATCTTAACTCCTGTTAAAGGAATGACCCCGAAGGATCATTCCAATGATTATTATCTAAGGTTTCCTAATAAGAAATCCCCTTGATTTAACTTAAAATTAGCAGAATATGTTCCATTCTCCTCACTTCCAGCTGTTTGTGTGAAATCTGTGAATATAAATGATCCAGTAATATATGAAGCATTAGATCCAGATATATCTGCATTTGTATCATCTTCACTGAGTTGATCTGCAAATAGTAACTTAACCGTTGCTCTTGTATATACTAAATTCATTAATTCTTGATATCCCATCCCTGCATCGTCAGACATAAGCCCGTCACATGAACCCTCAATCGATAATCTGCCATTTGCAACTGTCTCAAATTTGCCACTGGATTTTGAGCTTGTATCCCGCGGTGATTGTGTTATCGATAATGTATAAGAAACTGCAGTGGCAATTTGTTGCCAATTTGCTGATGAAGAAACTTCTCCTGACCCGCTATATATTTGAAGCAAAGTCCCATTTTTAACTACTGACATAATTTGTCTCCTTTATTTAATATTGTTTTACGTGTGTTCTAAAGTTTAGGGTGATGACATAAGTATCACCGTTTAGGTCATATTCTTCACTATAACCAGACATCAATATGTGTCCGACCATAGTTGTAGTATATGTCCCTCCAGTTCTTTCCAAAGAACTTCTAACAGCACTTGCTAAAGTATTAACTCCGGAATATGATTTGGCATACATACTAACTTCAAAATTTACAAAGTCGTTAGCCCATGCTGTTTTGCTATATTCTGAATCTATTGTAGATACAGTATAACTAATAGCAGGTAGTTTTGTATCCTCTTCCATAAGAATTGGATAGATCCTATTACTAACTATAGCAGTAACTGCTGAATCGTTTGTTAAAATTGATGTTATTACTTTTCCTATCATATTGTTACCCTATGTTTTTTAGCTGATCTGTTAAGTGCTGATTGCATAGCCTTCCCGATATTCTCTTCCATACTCTTTTTAGCGTTTCCCATCTCATTCTTGATAGTATTAGACCAAAATCCTGACCCCTTTATCTGTCCTCTATTATGTCCCTTCTTCGTCTTTCTATTCTTAGTTCCTAAGTCAAGTAAATGAACAAGAGGGGCATATTTTCCTTTAGCCTTTGCCCTGTATCCTATCGCTCCACCTTTTTTAAGCATTACAAGTCTTAAAGACCTGGCTGCTCCACCAAAGTTTCCGTATGAATACGGGTGAGGTTTGGAATAATAAGACGCTTTACCCTTTTTGATTACTGGAGAAATAGATCTTCTAATACCGGAACGATAGATTTTTATTTGGTCCTTATCGTCCATGGATTCTAATATCTTCTTTAACTCCACTATCCCAAAAAGTTCTGTACTCATACCATCTTTTACTGTTGCCATACTACATCTCCAACGCTTTACTACATCTAAGTATCAATCCTCGTTTAGGTTCCATCACTTGGATATTATCTATCCAATATATTTCGTTCCTCCACTTGATCCTATAAGTTTCATCCAAATCGGACTTATATCTTATAGTAAATTGAACATCAGACGAAGGAAATATTTGGTCATTCACAATCTGTTGTGTTCCACCTAAATACTTCACATCTGCACGAGTATTACACTGATATGTATAAGCTTCTGAATACCCAGAATAATCATCCCTGGTATTCGTCTTACTATACAGTTCTATGCTATATCTCAAAGGTCCTGCTCTCATATTCTATCCTAAAGTCCAGTATTTATGTGGTGCCAATATGTAATCCAACATATAAGGCACTTTGTTCATCTTCAAAGCAGAAATTGGTTCCCGTGACTCATACCATTGAGACACAAGTATCTTTTCTGCATGTAGAACATCTACTGGTAGGTCTGAATATGATCCACTTAATATTAGATTAGCAAGGGAAATACCCAAGTTCCATTCAATAGAAGATTCCGCTACGTTGATTAAACTTTCAACGTAACGGTCATCTTCTGTAAAATTAGAATCTAAGTTTAAGTGATCTTTGGCCTCTTCTATCGAAAGGTATGCCATATCAACTCCCTAAATTTATATTACGCTGTAAAACTTGCTGCGGTTAATGCTGTAGATCTAAGTGTGCCTAAATCAAAATAAGCTGAAACTACCAGCCTAATTTGCCCGGATGCGGCCAACGTCAGTTGATCAACGATTACATCTACTGCACCAAAGTTAAATATATTTACGTCTGATATATCACCAAATAATACACCATACTCATCGTTACCTGCACCATAGGTTGATTTGATAGCGTTAGTAGAATATACAGGATATCCGTTCAACTCATTGTTCTCAATAAGCATTTCAGAAGATCCAGAAGCAGTTGTTACTTTCTGTGAACTCTTCATTTTACCTCTACCAGTTGAGTTAGTAATATAAGCTACTTGTCCAATTAAGTTGTTATTACCAGCTACTGTTGTTTCCATACCAACAATGTTAGTAAAGGTTGCTAAACTACCTGATTGACTACCCTTATTTGCTGCCATAAGTGAACTACAAGCATTGGAAACGTCACTTTCACTCAGCGCCGCTCCTTCAACTTTTATAGCTATCTGACGTACGAGTTCGTCTTTTATTATCTCATCTACTGCATAGCTTGACTGATTTATCAACTGTCTTGATATTGGAATAACAGCAGATAATCTTTTTGGACTAAAAGTGCTTTCGGTAAACGTAACTCCCGAATTTGAAACTGAACCTGTCTCTGTTGTCCAAGAAACTGTTGGAGCTGTAACAGAAAGTAAACTCAAATCTCCACCTGAAAGGTTTGTATGCATTTTAGCACCAGCTTGTACTAATACTAAAGCATCAGTAAGTGGTCTAAGTAAGTCCCAAGGTTGGTCATATACACTGTATCCACCACCTCCATCACTTCCTGCACTTAAACCTGCTGCTCTTTCTTCTTCTTCAGTCACTGACTTCCAAGGTACTGCAAACTGACCTGCTTGAGGTGTATTTGTGTTTCTTAGTAATTCCTGTCCTTCTTTTATCACAGCCATAGACTGGTCTGAAAATTTACCTTCTAGACTCTCTTTAACTGCTTGTGATATACTAAATCTTTTATTCATAGTATTTTCCTCTTTTTTTGTGACTTCTGTCACATTTGTATATTTTTCATTATCATTTAAGGCTTCTTCAGCCACACGGATTTCTTCGTCAAGGGTTTTAACTTTGTCCAACATCGTGTTGACCTCTGTTTCCTCTACGTCCGTCATTTTTCTCTTTTCTTCTTTAGTAGTACTAACCATTACTCTCACTACTTCAAGAAGAGAGTTTCTTTTGTCTTTTAATTCAAGTATTTCCATACTAATCATCTCCTTTTTTATCGTAAGAAGCAATTTTGTCTTCCCACTCTTTATGATATTGTTCTAAATCTGCTTTTTGTTGTGCATCCAAGGCAATCCTTTCGGCATCTTCTTTAGCTTTCTTTAACAATTCGCTATCTGCATCTCTAAGTTCAGTAAGTTTCCTTGCGGCAACACTTGTATCAGTTCCGTAAGCGGCTCTAACAACAGGTGAAACATCGTAAAGATTCTTAAACTGCTTTATAGTTCTGAGATATGAATCGTCATCCCTTTTTTCCCACTCGTCTCCACCTTCTGGTAAAGTGAATGCAAAAGAACTGGCGTTTATATCACCTCTTCTAATAGCAGAAAGAACTTCCTCTGCTAAAGGACTTGTTTTATCCGCTTCAAACTCGTATCGTAATCCTATATCATCAATTTTAAGTGTTAAAGTTCCTTGTCCGTTGGTATAACGGGCTAAAACTCCTCTACTCTCGTCATGGTTGTATAAGGCAACGATATCTTGTTCTGGAAATAATCCATCCATTGCTTCTGGAAGAATAACCTCTGTAAATCCACCTAAATCACGACTTTCTTTGTTAAACACAAGTGCATAACCTGAAATCGTTCGACTTTCTGGGTTGTCATTACGGAGAATAGCTTGATCGTTAGAATAATATCTGATTTCTCTATTCATATTATTTCTCCTTCTTGTTTTTGCTTCTGGTTCTGGGAGCACGTTGCTCAACCTTCTTATCCTTCAGCT